TGGCCGGAGCCCTACGTTAAAATAGATGGCAGCTGCTCTATAATCGGTACGGTGATCTTTTCAGGAAAACCTCGAAGGTACCTTAGCAAAATTTAAATTTTAATCTTGAGCCTGCGGAAGCGGGCTTTTTTGTGCTTGACAATGTACCCTAACGGTACATAATGTACCTGAAAGCAACAGCGAACAGGCAGGACGCCCACGCAGTAGCCGCCCCAGTCGTATGAAGATGGGGATGATTCGCACCGAACATGGCGAAAGCCGAAAGACTTGAAGGCGTTTCTCTCAGGTTTCGCGCTAAATAATAGCGGGGAGAACTTGGGGCGGTGAGCAAACCCCGCGCGGCTGCACCTGACGCTACAGCCCAGACCAACAAGCCGATTGGCAACGTAATTGCCCTTTTCATTCTTCCCGGCGAGGTAGCGCTGCCGGACCGGGAGGGGTGAATAGACCAACACAACTGAAAGAGTGCTGACGAGCAAGGCATAAGTGACGGTGCGATTCCGTACAGCTCCCTTAGATGGGAGGGGTTAGGCAGCCAAATGATCCGTTCGAGTCGGATACCGGCAGCACTCTTTCAGTTGTGGTGAATGCGCAGGCTGATGCGATATGACCTGCACTGGCGTGGGGATGACCCACAGAGGTCACTAGGCGTGATAATGACCAGGCGAAGCACTAACCAAGCCGGAGATCAGCACCGGCCACCACAACCTAAGACCTGTAAAAGCTGCATTGCTGTCTTTGGCGGCATCTGTCTCTACCCGTGAGGATGCCGCAATTTTTTTACGCAACACACGAGAGCATCACTGGGCGACGGGCTCATAACCCAATCCACCCGGGCACATAAGGCGATTGCAGTCGAGATATTGTGCAGGTGCTCTCCTGTGTTGTGTGGAGAAACTAACCCGGCTGTGTCAGCAGCCTGTTTTCAGAGGGTATACCCGATGAGTAATGAACGTTTGACCGATGTGCCCGAGTTTATGGGCGAACTGGATGGAGGCGTGTTCCAGAACAAGATCGCCGTAGCGCTGAGTGAAGTCGCCTTTGGCGTGCTGAACAACGGCCAGAAGGGGAAAGTTACGTTGACCTTTGAGCTGGACCGCATGAGCAACTCCGTCGAAGAGAAGCGCGTGATGATCAAGCATAAGCTGGCTTATGTACGCCCTACCCCTCGCGGCAAATCCTCGGAAGAGGACAGCACCGAAACCCCAATGTATGTGAACCGCGGCGGTAAGCTGACCATCCTTCAGGAAGATCAGGGTCAGTTATTCACCCTTGCCGGCGACGCCGACGCGAAACTGCGCGCCAAGCAGTAACCCTTTCACATTTTCTTAAGGAAGAATCATGTCCCACTCTTTAGACGGTACCGCGATCGAAAAAATTAGCGATCTGACACTCTCCCGCTACATGGAAGAGAAGCTTGAAAGCGTGGATTGCCCCGCAGCTGTCATTCCGCAAGGTGTCCGCATTGATAGCCTGGAATCGCTTTGCCTGGAGCGCTACCGCTTCCGCGGCAAGATGGTAACAGCCAGCATTGAAGACTTTACGCGCTATTCCACTGGCTACGCTACGGAAGGTAGCCGCTGCTTTATCAACGCCGACGATATGCGCGCAGCGGCGGTCTTCAACCTCGGCACAATCGAAAGCCCAGGGCATGCAGACAACACCGCTCACCTGGCACTGAAAAAGACCGCCCCATTCGCCTCCCTGCTTTCAGTCAACGGTGATCGCCACAGCCAGAAAGAGTTGGCTGAGTGGCTGGAAGACTGGGCAGAAAACCTACTCGGCTTTGATGCCGACGGCGAAACGATCGACGCGAAGAAGTCTGCGGCGGCGATCCGCAAGATCACTATCGAGTCCATCCAGAAAGCGGACTACGAGGATCAGGACTTTAGCGGCAAGCGCTCTCTGATGGAAAGCGTAGAAGCTCGCACGCAGGACATCATGCCGGTGGCGTTCGAGTTTCGCTGCGTGCCGTTCGAGGGCCTGGCTGAGCGTCCGTTCAAGCTGCGACTGAGCATCATCGGCGGCGATCGCCCTACTCTGGTGCTGCGCATTGTTCAGCTGGAAGCCCAGCAGGAAGATATGGCCACTGAGTTCCGTGATCTGCTGGTTGAGAAATTCAAAGGTAGCCAGGTGGAAACCTTTATCGGCTCATTCAGCGCTTAATTAAGTTGCCTTAAATGCCCCGAGCCAGGGGCATTTAGTGAAGCGAAATTAAATTAACGATCGCCAGCAGGCGAGGGATTCGCTCAACCAAAAATCAGGCGCGGTGCAGCGCGTATTAATGGAGAACACGTAATGTCATATATTCAGACACTATCCGGTAAGCATATTAACTACCTCAATATTCATCACGACGATATCGTGATCGAGGATATTGCCACTGCCCTTTCCCACATCTGCCGCTTTGCCGGCCACCTGCCGGAGTTCTACAGCGTCGCGCAGCACTCGGTGCTTGTCAGCCAGCTGGTTCCCGCAGAGTTCGCGCTTGAAGCGCTGCTGCATGATGCTGCTGAAGCGTATTGCCAGGACATCCCGGCGCCGCTGAAACGCCTGCTCCCGGATTACCAGCGTATCGAGGCGTATGTCGATAGCGAGATCCGCGTTAAGTTCGGATTACCGGCCCACCAGCACGATACGGTGAAGTATGCCGACCTGGTGATGCTCGGTACCGAACGCCGGGATCTGGATATTGACGACGGTACCGTGTGGCCAGTGCTCGACGGCATCCCACCGACCGATCTGTTTACTGTTATCCCACTTCGCCCCGGCCAGGCCTACGGTCTGTTCATGGCACGGTTCAACGAACTGATGGGGATCCGCAAATGCGCCTGACCAATATTCAGTTAATTCACGCGGCCCACCACGCTGCACGCTATTTGCCGAAAGCATCAGCAGAACTGGTAAGGGAGCTGGCCACACGACTGGATGTTGCACTGGTGGCGCAACGCGAAACAGCGAAGCTTCGGGATGCGCTGGCTGCAGAGAATGCGGGGCTGAAGAAGTACATCTGCGATGAGTGCTATGTGGAGAACGTCAGGACTGGGCAATATGCCTGCGCTGGTCATGGCATGCCGTCCACTCCGGCCACCGACGCCTTCCTGGCTGAAGTGCGCGTGCAAGGTGTGAAAGTTACGCTCCCCACTGGTTATTCAATTCGCCCTGGTCATCCGATTAACGAGGCAGAACGCGGCGTCATGATCCCAAAAGATAACGGCCCATGGTTCTCTCGTCACGATGTTGAGCATGCTTTGCGGGTAGCCGGAATCCGCATCAACTGGGAAGACTAAGATGGCTAAGTCACCAATGAAGCTCATGCTGCGCGCATGGAACAAAGAGCTGAAAAAACCAGAATGGGGCATGGGTAACCGGAAGCACCGGAAAGCCTGCGCTCGTGATTTTGCAGGAGCCAGCATTGAAACCGATGCTGATATCCCGAATCAGGCCGAGGCAGATGACCGCCTGGCGGAAGAACTCACTTACTGGGCGGACTAATCCATGACTAAATTTACCAATAAGCAGTTACTCGATCAGGCGCGTGAAGAAGTTGATTTCTGGCGCGAGCGTGACGAGCTGATTCCGTCCCAGCAAACAGCTATACGCCTGCGCCTGGCTGAAATCGCGATGGCGGCATTGATGACGCCGAAGCAGGAGCCGGTTGCTGATGTAGTAGCCTGGTCATCTCCGAGCGAGGAAAGGAACTGCGATATTCGCTGGCGCAGACATGATGTTAAGCCGGGTCCGTTATACACAGCCCCGCCAGCGCCGGTAGTGCCGGATGGTTATGCACTGGTGCCGATGAAGTTGACAGCAGAGAACGGCGCTAAAGGCGCGCTATTGGGTGAGTTTTCAGAAACCAAGTTCATAAACTGCCCAGAGTGTTTTGGTGATGGTGATTGCGAAACCTGCGACGGTAGCGGGAGGATTGAAGTTAAAGTGCCTGTCACCTGGACAACCATCAAAGGTATTTGGGCTAAAGGTGTCGAGCATTTCGCAGCAGCACCGCAGCAGGAGGTGAAGTGATGGCTGACACAATCCACAAATTGCTCCGTCGCATCGATAATGAGAGCGGTAAAACCATCACCACTGAGGTTGAGCTTGTCTCTTATGTCAAAGAACGCAGCACCGGAACATCAGAATCCCGTTACTACGTTAAGCACAGCAATCAGCTGACGGTGCTGGAGCAGGGCATGTCGATAAACCGTGACGGTTACGGTAATTATGATGCCTGTATCGTAATCACTGACTTCCCTCCCCAGAAGTCGCCAAAAGAGGCCGCGTTGAAACTGGCCGACTGGCTTAAGCGGCTGGGCGAGTCCATAGAGGCGAACTTTAAAAAGCCCGATATGGAGGATCCGCAGCTAAAAAAGTAAACCGATGTGGTAGCTGTTGTGACTGGGCCCGCAATGGTTGCGGGACCTGTATTTTCAAAGAGTGACCGGGTGCAGCCGGTAAAGTGGAGAGCAACCCATGAGCGATCGTTTCCTGACTGATGAGGAGCTGGCAGAGGCTACAGGATCACCACAAAAGTCTTTGCAGAAAGAGGTGCTTGAACTTAATGGTATTTATTTCATTGAGAGGCGAGATGGTTCTATCAAAACCACCTGGTATCACATCAACCACCCGATTCATCGGCTCGTGCCACCAGCAGGGTTCCCGCCCTCTAAGGGCATGAACTTTGACGCTATAGAGAGTTGATATGGGACGCAAACGCGCACCTGGTAACGAGTGGATGCCAAAGGGTGTTTTTTTTCGGCCTTCTGGCTATTACTGGAAACCCGGCGGATCTACAGAGAAACTGGCTCCCGCGAACGCAACGAAAGCTGAAGTCTGGGTGGCCTATGAGAAGGTAGTAGAGGGCCGTAAGAATCGCCTCCTGTTCAAGCAGCTCTGGCAAAAGTTTTTGGCAAGTGCTGACTTCTCTGATCTGGCACCCCGCACTCAGAAAGACTATCACGCTCATGAAAAATACATCCTGGCTGTGTTCGGCGAAGCTGAAGCTAAGTCGATAAAGCCTGAGCATATTCGTCGTTACATGGATGCAAGAGGAAAGAAAAGCCGAGTTCAGGCCAACCATGAGCATAGTTCAATGTCACGCGTATTCCGTTGGAGTTATCAACGCGGGTATGTTCCTGGTAATCCTTGTGTCGGTGTCGACAAATACCCCAAGCCGCAGCGTGATCGCTATATCACCGACGAAGAGTACGTCGCGATCTTTGAGAGCGCTACGCCAGCTGTACGTGCTGCGATGGAAATTGCTTACCTGTGTGCAGCGCGTGTTTCTGATGTTCTGAAAATGGACTGGAATCAGATAATGGATAAAGGAATTTTTATTCAACAAGGCAAGACTGGTATTAAGCAGATTAAGGCATGGAATGACAGGCTGAGGGCTGCGGTAGAAATATGCCAGCCTTGGGGTAATGAAGGAGCAGTTATAAGGACGATGTACGGAGAACGGTATTCGTATAAAGGTTTTAATGAAGCCTGGAGGAAAGCGCGAACTGGCGCCAGCGAAAAACTTGGACGAGCTCTGGATTGCACCTTCCATGACCTCAAAGCTAAAGGAATATCAGATTACGAAGGATCCAGTAGAGAGAAGCAAGTTTATAGTGGTCATAAGACCGAATCGCAGGTGCTGGTTTACGATAGAAAGGTTAAAGTAAGCCCGACATTAAACCGAAAAATGTGACCATCAATACCCGCTTTTTTCTCAACGGATTTTCTCACTTTTTCTCATTGGGATCTGGATCGTTGAAAGGAAATCGGGTAAGTGATTGAATAATGGCGGAGAGAGGGGGATTTGAACCCCCGGTAGAGTTGCCCCTACTCCGGTTTTCGAGACCGGTCCGTTCAGCC